ATGAAAACAAATACAAAAGCGAACACATATAAGCAGCAAGTTACACAATTTAATGTGAACCGGCTGCTGTTGCAGACATATAAAGACGTGGGACAAGATTAATAAGGCATATATCCGTGGTTAGGCGAGTCATAAAAGTTGTTGTCGGTTTGGGTCCAGGTCGGTGCGGAGTAAGGGATGTTCAAATTTTGCAGGGCTTCAGTCACTTTCCCTCGAAGCATGTTGTACTTCTCGGGTCCATGTCCATGCGCATTCAGTAAAGCAGCGTTGCAGTTCTCAATAGTCGCGTCCTCATCTGAGGCACTTTTCCTGATCCAGGCGGGCGTTTCAGCGACACATTTCCAATCCAGAGCGGCGAGCCATTGTCCCTTGCGGGTAGGATGAGGGATAAAGCCACACTTCAAAAATGAAGCTTTATCCAATCCACAAAATGGCTCGGCGCCTGTCTTGGTTGCGTCGGTGTACGTAATCCCGATGGTCGAAAAGTAATCAGAGAGGGTCGAGTTATTAAAGACTTCAGCGATGTCCTTGGTGGTTGACATTATTACGTCATCACCGTAGACGGCTTTAAAGACTTTTGCATGAAAAACACTGAGTGGTGTTAGGTGTGGGTACGGGGCCATGATGTGTAGCCACGCACGACACATATAGCGCAGGTTGGCGTATGAGTTGACGAGATCTGTTAGTGGTGAACCGCTAGGGCTACCACACAGAACCACGTAGAAGAGGTCATAAGCAAGGTGTAAAGCGTTGTTGGCGTCGTTGAGGAGGTCGGTGCGAATTCTGTTATCGGTTGGGGTGTTTTCAGGACAATAGCGGTCATACCATTGATTTACGAGTACTCCAAGCTCGCGCACAGCATTTGGGTCAAGAGTAGGTCCGAAGGAATGATAATCGCCACAAATGTAGTGGTCACCTTTGTTACGAAGTAGGTTTACTAATTCCGTAACATCGGGACTGTGTACATTCATGCCAATGGCCATTCCGTTAATGAACCGTCTTGACTTCACTGCTGACACGAAAGCAAGGAAGTATCTACGCATCTCAATGGTATACTCGAAAGGAGACCCGTTAATGAGGCGGGTATCCTTTCCAGCTTTGAGGCGCTCGTCCTTAAGAAAGTCAGTAAAAACAGTGCAGGGTCGTTTTCCTTCAAGGCGGGCTTTATGATAATCATTATAATTGTTCATAAAGGTTTCGTCAATGTTTGTGATGTTTCCGTCGTTATCGCGAGTCACATAGTGCCGTTTAAGAGTTTTACTCTCAGTATTGTAAGGCCATCCAGCGGAAGTGGTAAGTTTCAGGGGGTCCATAAATGGAACACCTGGAATACCCTGGAGTGCTTCACCAACTGAGAGGTGGGGTTTAACAGTGTGAGTAGGAGTTGCAGTAGTCAGAATCAGGTTATGAAGATATTCGTTAACGAGGCGCGTTTCTTCAGGAGTTTCAGGTAATGGCGGAGACACCGTCTGCTTCTCGCAGCCTTTTCGTAGAGGGACTTCACCTGGGAAGGTGTCCTCCCTAGAACGTAGGGCAGCGGGGAAGCGGAAGGATTCAAATTGGTCGTGTATTATGGAGTGTTTTAACGAAGATTTGAAAGGTTGGTTAATGATGTTGGGGCTCGTTCCGATAGTAATAAATTCCCCCGATAGGTTGAATTTACTGGGTGCAGCGGCAATTTCAGGCATGTCAGGTATCGAAAAGGCGAGTTTTGGCAGAATTTCGAGCGGTATGTAAAGGGAAAAACCAAGGCTAGCGGAGGAGCAAGTATGGAAACCAAGGATCTTGGAATGACGCGTATCAACCAATATACTTGAGCAGGGGTAGTAACCTGTTGGGTTATCATACTCCAGCCCAATTATAGTCTTGCTGGGAAATTTCTCGTAATCGCAAATGAAAGAAGTTTCTCTACACCGATTAAGGTATATAGAACGATTCTCATTGGCAAGCACGAGCTCTATCTCAGAAAAGTTGATGCGGTCAAACTCAGCATCCTTGGCAAAGTTGTGTAATACGGATCGAGCTTGGGGAACACAGGTGTCATTGAAGGTGAAGCAGGCCAAATCTATTTGTTCATCGGTGTTAAGTTCATGGAATGTGATATTCTCATATCGCACTCGCACTCTCGTGGCACCGTTGTTCACATAGATAAGCCGTCCATCGTCACTGGCAGCATAGTCACACAAGGACAACACGTAATCTCGTTTCTTTGTTTCGAATTCAGTAGCAAGCAGGTTAAAGGTTTCCGGTTTATCAGCGAAGGTGGTTTGTCGTGAGGTTGCGTAATCAGTAAACAAAGGCATTTTTCCTTTACAGGTGAATTTCACGGGGCCCGTAATTTCTCGATCAACGAACACATGCTTAACTTGGCGCTGGGCTAAGTTGCTGTATTCTTGAGGAGTAACGGGTACCTCGGTCCATTCATACTCATTGTCGAGGTTCAGGGATTCCCACATGTGCATGGGACAAATGGCAGTGCGATCACCGAGCATGAAAGCGCCCATGCCATTTGTACCAGGTCCTGAACGTCGAAAATAAGATATATCTATAAAGTTTTTGTTGATGAGTGGGACAATACCTGTGGGGGCATTGGGAGCCACTCGGCGGACAGCAGTTTTGCGGTTGGTCGTCGCAACTTTCCGGGTCTTTACATCACCAGATTGTTGAATATTTGGGTTAGAGTCGTAAGTGTCGAGGTCGTCAGTTCCTTTGTCGAGCCGTTCTTGAAGTTTACTAATAATCCTTTCCACAGCAGCTTCTTCTCTCTTGCGTTCAATATGGTCTTCAAAATAACCTAGGCCAGCACAGATACCAACAATAGCTAGTACTTCTATGCTAACATAAATCAATGAAGAGTAACGAGCAAGATAGGAGTTGTGGGGGAAAGTAAAATTAGTGTAGCGATTCATAATGGAGTCAATAATGTGATGTAAGTTGAACCGGGGACGATCAAAGCGAACGTGCCCTTCAACAGAGTTGGTAACGTTTCCGTTAGCATCCCTGTTAGGCCCAGGTCCATCAGCAATTCTGGCTCCATTATTAATCTCTATACCATGATTATAAGCTCGACACAGTTGTAGCAGTCCAGCAGCAGTAAGTGAGCACGTCAATCCGCATTCCCCAGAAGGAATGGAAAGAGAGCCAAAGTTGTAAGTAGAGGTCGTAACGTCAAAGCTGTATTCGAGTGTCAGTTCGTGGTGGGCGCAGCCAATTCGGGTAAAGTCAATTCCGGATTCAAATTCGGTCTGGTAATGAGTTGAGTTGACGTCAGGGTAAGTCCCATGAGGCATGGCAAAGTGAGTGTAATACGTATCAACCTCGTAGCGGGCATCTAGTCTTGGAGAAAAGAAGTCCGCCACTCGGGCGATAGCACTACCCATCATCTCAGCAGCATAACCATACATGTTGGGCTCAACCATCATTCGTGCGCGGGTATCAAGGTCGGCAGCAAGGTCAGCAAGTTCAGGGGCATCAGATGTTTGACCAACAGAGTCCCAATAGGCAGGCGATAAAGCATCAGCCATCCCTTGTCGCGATTTAGCGGCAAAGGATCGCCGAGAGCTAATAGCCTCCACTTGGGGTTGTAACTCTTTAAGGAGTTCCCTGTAGGTCATCCAGCCGTCGGTGCAGTCAGTGTAGTCAGCGTCGTCCATTTTGTCTTGAAAGCGGAAGCAGATGTGGTCGAAGTTTTTAAGCATGTCTCCAGTCAAGCGAGGGTCGTTACAGTTCAAGGCTCCAGGGGCGTGTTTAGCAAACCAATTTGGATTTTGACGGGCCGCGATGACAAAGTCACGTCTTCGTTTGAAGGCGTCACCGTGTCCAACGAAGTCCTTGTGGGTGGTCTTGTTGGAAGCAACGGCAACCAGACGGGCGTTGACAATGCGATTCTTATCGCGAATGTCAGCTTGGTCGGGGTTGAAGGTTGCGCAAGTGTGTAGTGAAAAGAATTCACCAACAAATGTCTCCATCCAAGTTGGGCTGCGAATAACACCAACGTCGTCGTATTTTATGCAGGGTTGTCCCACATAACCATTCCAGTACTTGTTGCCATCTCGGGTGTAAATTGGGTCTCCATTGTAAACTATGCCAAGCATTCGCATTATATGTATAGACAGAGAATCTAGCAAATATGATTTGCCACATCCAGGCTTACCATACAGCCAGATTGAGATGGGTTCGACGGGGATTGCTCCTCCACCGAGCCTCATACCAATCTGATCGTAGAGTTCGCAAATCCGTCTATAATAGAATGTGATGGCCTGACATACTCCACGTGGAAGTTCGTCCAGTTGTTCAAAGTAGGCTACTCCTTTTTGTTTTGCAGCGGAGACCCGTCTTTGAAGTGAGGGTGATGAGAAGATTCGGTCCTGGTTGTGTAGCGAGGTCAGTAAGTCAACTTCAGTAGACCACTCTTTGATTTCTCTCGAGTGAGCCTGAAGATTTTCGGCGTGTATTGTTTCAGGGTCTTTTTCACCTTTGGCCCAAGCAATGCCTATCCGTATCCACTTAATAGCTAACTCAAAGAAGCGTTCAACAGAGCGCTGCTTTGCAAGCATATTGGATACAGACATGCACTTCTTGGCTAATCCATTGGCGTCGAAGATTCCAAAAACGGTTGCAAGTCCAGTTGAAAAGAGTGAGCAGATTTCTACAAGGTCGTTATTAGGGGCTTCATCGTTAATATTAGGGGTTACAAGGCGACGGCGAGGGTCTACGTTGTTGGGCTCCAAGGGTCGGAAAGTTTCACGATTAAAATAATCATAAGCTAACTTAATGATAGTTGTGAGTGTTTTAACAGTGAAAATCCCGACAAGGCCAAGGATACCAAAGAAAGCGCTAATGCGCGAGAAAATGGTGTTGTTTTTGTCGCGTAACACAATAATATGTGCGATGAAGGAGGTAGTGTTGAAGTTTTCAGCAAAAGGTTCGAAAATCCGGGTAATCAGGTTCGTAATTTGTGCGATGGAAGAGCTAGTAGTATCGATCATATCGGCTACTGCCCCCACAACGCGTGCAGATTGTCGTATGGTGTGGTTAACAGAGACTGGAATGTCTAAGGCACCACGAGCGGCGGCCAGCATGTTGGGAGTGACTTTTCTTAGGGCAAGTTTGATAGCACGTTGGGCGTGTTTCTCAAGCTTGGCGTAAGAGTATTTAAAATCCGACTCAACACCTGGTCCCGTTGAGGATTTTAGTATTGCGTCGGATTTGTCCGTTGTTGGTGGCACAGTCGTTGTCGTTGTCGGTTTCGGTGTTTCTGCAGGTTTTGGTGGTGGTGGTGGTGGAGGAGCTGGAACTCGCCCGGCACTCTGTACAGGTATGGTGTCCATGATAGAATCTCGTGGTGGGAAGCCTTGGAAGGCAGAGAGATGCATATCATTGCCAGCAGCCCTGTACAAAGTGACAGTGAGTGGAAAAGATTCAATAAGCGAAGGATTAGAGCCAGGATAATTAAAGAAAGGTCGTGAAATTAGGCGAATATGTCCGTTTGAATAAGAAGACCAGGTCTCCTCTAGAGTGTTGCTAGAAATAGCGTCAGAAAGCAAGCAGGATGTGTGTTGATAATAAGGGATTTCAAGCGATATAGTCGAGTTGTACGTTGTGTCAAAATATTCCAAAGCAACTCCACTACCATTATTGTCATCAAGATTTCCAATAAAGGCAGGTGGGGTAGATTGCTTTACAATAGTAAGGCCCAATGGACTTTGAATGGTGGTTGGTTGCGATTGAGCGATGTATGGCAAATGCAATACATCAAACTTCAACGGCAACGCACACGCCACGGAGATCATATATCGAATGGATCCCTTATTAAAGCGGAAGGCATCTTGTATGTGTGTAAGCGGGTCGATTTGTCGTGTGTTTTGCATTGCATTATTGCCATCTCGGGCAAAACGCCTAATACCTCCAATGCGGGCATTGGGGATAGAGGCATTAACTGGCCAATCAGCAACAATGAACTGCGCGGTCGTACTCGTGAGAATCTCCACGGTGTCCTCAGCAATTACACAATAGCGATGGATGAGATCACTAATGTCATGCCTCTCACCAATATGGCGAGGAATACCCGAAGCTCCGGAAGGTTGTGGCGAAATAGTTGAAGGGTCGTTAAACCTTTCTTCCATATTCGGTGTAACCTTACGGCGTTCGCGGGTGGGGACAACGTTATCGATTGGTGGATAAACGCAAGATCGTGGAACAGCAAGTTGGAAGTTGTCATCACCGCTAAGCAATAACGACATGTGTACAGTCGGAGAAACAGAATTATTTGCTTTTAGAGGAGTTTCAAGAATGATCCGGAACGTACCATAAGAATAGCGCAGCGGTCGCTGTCCTAACTCAGGGTACGCAAGCGTTTGCCAAATCGGATTCATTGGTGTAAGGGATTGGTACGGAATTTTGAAAGAAAATTGAGTTTGTTCTTGGATGTCAAAAACGGTTGAAAAATAATTGTTTCTGTCTTCGAGAGGAGTTTGCCCAGCCACGAGTGCGTCAGAATAGTCAGGAATGTATTGGAAGCGAAGTCGAACAGAGTGCATTAGTGCTGAGCCAACGACGGCTGTAATCACTAAGTCACCTGAGTAGTAGGTGTAGGTGTAGCACATGGCACAGAGCGGAGTTGGATAAAATCGGTCATTCGCTCTGATACCATCTGCAGGGGTCACGTTCCATTCGTAAATAATAGCACCAGCAGTACTCGCGGAATCAATAACTATGTTATTAGATAATAAACCGTGCACAGAAGTGATATATTTATTGGATAGAGCGCTGTGGAGGTCGAGGCGTCCAGGTGGTTGCGGGGTCGTGTATTCTTTTTGTAAGCGCATGCTTTTAGCGTCCAAAGGCGCTGAAGTAATAGCTAAGCCGTGAGTTTGTACAAGCACAGCCTGTGGATGGTCAGTAGTAAGCAGAGGTCGGTTGTCAGAGTCAATTGGGGCAGTTTCAGCAGGTTGTCCGTTTACCATGAAGGAGCTAAAAGGAAGAGCCTTCCCAATGTCTCCAGTGGCCTTACCAATAGTTTTGATAACGCCACCAAGACCAGGTTCTATGATATTAGCAATCGGTGCAGCGGCCTGAACCACATTACCAATTGTGCTTATCATAGCACCATTCGGGGTAACCTTTCTTAAAGCAAGTCGTTTTCCAGTAATTCGAGAGAGAGGTCCGGCAGCAAATGGGTCGAAATAGTTGCGCTGTCCAAAGAAACGAGTGGAAACTCCATTACATTGGAAAGAGCAGTAAAAGTTAACATCCACAAAATTTTGTGCTTCGGGGGCAACAACGAGAGGGTTTAAGACAGCAACATACATTGTAGCGTAATACAACATATTTGACTGGTTATTCCAGGTTGTTGGCACACGATCCAGAAAATATTGGAAGGGGATGCAAAGTTCGGAAGAGTTGGAAGATTGAGCAGAAAGCATTATATGATTCGTTTGCACAAGTTGAGCTACATTGATCAGGGCCCATTGCGATTGGTTCGCAATTTCATCAAGAGCAGCGTAGCGAACGCCTACAACCAGAGTTCCACCATTGGTGGGCACTGACTGTAGTTGAACCCTAATTGTTAAGTTAGGTTCAACCTGAGCATACGTTAAGAAAGGAGCGTAGTTGGGAGAAGTGTGGTTGTGAGCGATGATGTCGTAAGGCAAGTCATATTGAGCTATAACAGTGCCAGCTGCTTGATCAGCAGACCAAGTAAGAGTTGGAAGAGCAAGGTCGCGGTCAGTAAGGTGTCGGAATATTGCAGGAGTTTCAGAGTAGTACTCGGTCTTTGTGTTGGTTGGGGGAATTTCAGCGGTTTGGGCGCTGGATTCTCCACGGGCAGTGGTGATAGCAACATTGCCATCGCGGACTGCTTCAAGCTGATCAGGGCCTGTAGCGTCTTGCGAAGCAAGTCCTCTATCGGAGTTGTCCATGTTGGGGGTCACTTTCCTAATATCAAGCGGTTGTCGTGTAGCGGTGAAAGCGTCAAGAACAGCAGCATTTACGGCTTCAGACCGTGAAGTGCGGCGGCTAATGAAGTTTCCTCCATTGGCATAAACGTGTGCAAGCCATTCGCCCTTTGCGCGACTGTAAGCAACACAGATGGATGTAATGCGGAGATGTTTAGAGGTCAAGCAAAGGTCATGCCATAAGTGGTCACACAAGGCTATATGTCGTTCGGTGATGGCGTCAGTTTTGAAATAGCAAGGACAGTGTAAGTTTTGGTACGGAAATTTAATCCACTTAAGAGAGTAGCCATCATCTTCGTAAGGTACAGTAAATTCTTCTTCGAGGAGTCCAGTTTTAGGTGCAGGGTCTTTTGGCAATTCAGCCATAGAATTAGATGGATACATCAATTTGACAGGGAATTCCGTATCGTGAACCTTGAGAATTGCTCTCAGATCCTCGAAACGGTATCCTTTGTCCCAAAGATGTTGCGCTTGTTTTGAAGATAAGCGAATCTTAATAAGTTCGAGTGGGGTTGGAGTATCAATAACAATAGCAGAGTCGTTTGTCGTGTTAGCATCAGGGGTTTTGTTTGTGTTTTGAGAATTCATATCGGCAGCTAGGGCCATTAGTAAATATCATTTAGACAGGAAATACAAATTGTAAGTCACCATATTCGCAAATAGGTCAATCCCACCTTTGGTTAATTAGGTTAACCACTCCTTGAAGAGCGTCCAGAGTCGACAAAAGATCGAACATCATGTGGTCAGTATCAGAATGCGAGTCACCGTAGTGTCAGCCTTACATCTTTCAACATCAATGAGCCTATCTCAGTCTATCCTTATCGAATAGTCAAGGTAAAAGCGAAAGTTACAGAATTTAATCTGAACCTTCAGAGTCATAAATTTGTTTTGTTTGTTGGATTTAAAACACACCCAAAGCGGAATGTAAGAAACCAAAACAAGGGCATCCACATCAAGAATAAGCATCAACAGTCGCAAAAGCGGCTGTATCAACTACAAAAATCGTGGAGCTTAACTTGTTAGGCCCCCTAACACCCCCCTAAG